GAAGCGACGCCCGTTCGCTATTTTAGGTATATAGACAACACGCAATCTGCTGTCCCCAGCTTTGATTGCTCCGCGACGAATCCTTATGAAACTGCTTTTGCGCCGGGAGAAAGCACATTTGCCCATTTTGAGCTAAACGCCTGCCTTCAATCCGGTAGCGGCGTAAGCTCTGGCCCGTTTACGGTAATAGATTATGTGCTTTCGACTTTTTCGGGGGAATATACAACCACCCTCCTAAGGTCATGCACCGTTGCCGCGCTTCCTTCATTTCCTTCAACATGGAACGGGACGGTAGGTAGCTTTGCTAATTTATCCGCTGGCGAGACGAACTATTCAATCCGTGAGTCTAGATACCGTTTCCGCTTTAAGATTCCAAAGGTCGGCTTTGGGCTGTGCTACAAGCTAACATGGGTAGAGAGATTTGTGCCAGAGGGAGGGGTGGCACTTACTTCAGCCGAAATTATATATTCAGGATTATACCGTCCTGAGGTTTTATTTTCTGCCCCACCTACGGGCGGAACACAAGCACTAGGCATTGCGCTAATGACTACCGACGGCAAGGTATCCGGCGTTAGTATATTGAACGCAGGAAGCGGATATGTCTCTGCCCCTACGGTTACATTTAGCGCAGTTTCTACCGGAGGTGGACTACCTTATATAAGGGCGACGGGAACATCTGCAATATCTTCCGGCAAGGTAACGGGCGTTACAATCGTAAACCAAGGATACTGCTTGCCACGAGTGGGCGTAGATAGTTCGCCCTCCGTATCACCTACGTTTTCATTAACCATGAATACGAAGGGTGAGATAGACTCCATTACAGTCCTAACTACTGGGAACATTGAAGATTCACAGTCGCGCATTGGAATAGAGAATATGTTTATTTCAAACCCGCTGCATTCTGAGGCAATTGTATTTGCGCATTTCGGGACGGAGACACCTCGCTGCACTATATGGGACGGCACTACCCCTGGCGGATATAACCCCGCCACGCCTTCAACGTATCCGATTCTGCCTTCCGCCTCGCCGCATTATTTTGAGCTACCCGTGCCGAGTAGCGATGGCACAACCACCGTTGAAAACGTCGTTACGGAGTGCCTGCGTTGCACCGCTTGCCCATGATCCCCGCTGGCGTCATTCAAGTGCGAGCGGACATTTGCGGCGACTGCCCTACGCCATGCGCGCCCCGTCCAGACCCCGCCGCGCCGTGTTCCGCGTGCACAATCAATCGGTGGGGCACTTATGGCCAATGCACGCCGGATGCCGTAAAATCGGCACCCATGCGCGGACTTGGCGACCTTGTGGCGCGGGTGGCGGAACCGATTGCGCGGGCCATCGGCATGGACAAGTCGAAGTGCAGATGCGGGCAGAGGCAGGCGGCGCTCAATGTCGCGTTTCCATTCAAGCCGCGTCAGGATTCCGCCTCTCAAACGTAGCTTTGCCGTCCGCGTATCGTTCCGCCGCATTGCTCGCCCCATAGGTTGCGTCCATCGGCACGGACTTGTCAAAGTAAGGATGAATGTGGCGAAATTTGACCCGCTCGCGTGCGTCAATTACCACGCCATCACGCCATGCCCTATGCGAAAACTCATTATCAGAATATACACTAAGGTATTCCGGCGAAAACAGCGTCCCGCCTTCCTGTTGTTCTAAGCGGGCGCGTGTTACGATTGCCATGCACAAAAGCGAGTCCGTGCGGTTCCCGTCGCTTACCGCAAGCACCGTCTCGCGTGAGGTGTCGCCAATCTCGCGCAAGATGGCATCATCCCAACCGTAGCACGGCATCCAGTCGTCTGACAACTGGACTAACACTTGACCAATCGCCATCCCTGCCGCCGCGTTCCATGCTCGCACGCATGAGCCAGGCTCAACGACCACATGGCGGAACTGCTTTGCCAGTTCCATGCTCGCTGTATCGTCAGAATCCACTGCCATGATGTGCTCAACTTGCGCGGGATTCGCCGCCATGCCCAGCCAACGTTCGCGGCACTCCCAGGCAGCCTGTGCGCGGCCTCGCGTTGCGTGAACCAGTGAGATTCTCACATCCTCGCGCCTTTCCGGTTCCCGCCCATTTAAGCGGCTTATGCGCTCGGCAAGGTCTAACCCCGCCCACCCATACCATTTTGCCTCAAATGACCACGGGCGGCGGTGTGGTGGCGGCTCCGGTATGGCGAGCATCACCCGCACGCAGTCGGCGGCGCGTTCATGGTTTCCGAGTTCAAGATTTGCGGCGACGAGCGCAGCCAACGGCTCGCGCAGATGCGGGTTCTCGGCAAAGGCATGGCCAAGGTAGGGCAGCGAAAGGGCGGGTGATTCCGCAAGCCTTCCGAGATTCATCAGAATCTCAAAGCGGAAGGAGTGGTGCAGGTTTGGCATTGCCAACGCCAACTCGCCAAACTCCCTCGCCTTGGCTTTGCTCTTGGCGTAGAAATGCTCTTGGTGAACGTAGAAAAGCTGACTACCAACGTCGCGCAGTTGGTTACTCAGGATGCGAAGATTGCGTCCGTGCGACACGGGTTTCTCGGCAACGGGCGCGTGTCGCCAAACCGGAGCGTCAAAGAGTGCGCGCTTGTCGGCTGGCTGGCAGGCGAAGTTCTCGTGAACCGCAAACACCCAGCGACGGCCCGCCTCCCATAGTTTGCGCGAGATTAGCCGCTCCCGCATCGGCGCTTTGTTTGTCCCTGGCACATCGTAGGGAAACAGCAGCAAGTCGGCGTCAGTCTCGTCAACGCACGCCCGCACGCCGTCAATTCCCACCGCTACGTCATCGGCATCACACCACATTAACCAGTCACCCGTTGCATGCTTGAAGCTCGCATTACGTGCCGCTGCGAACGAGTCAACATGGTCCCAATCAGCCGCGCTGGCTTCGTTCTTATACTCGGAAAACACAAAGCCCCTCCCGTTTTGGTGGCACCAATCTGCCGCCGTTGCCGCCGTGTCATCCGCCGCCCGATTTCCACATGCCCGCACTAGGGAAAGTTCGTCAAACGCAGGGGCAAAGGAGTTTAAGCAAGTCAAGATATGCGCGGCCTCATTGCCGACTATCATGCAAAGTGAAATACGGGACATAATCGCCTCCTCCCGTAAAGTTTTACGAAACCGCGTTTTTATATGGCGCTGGCAAACCCTTTCATCGGTCTGGATTCCGCGACGTTGACCACGTTAAAGACGCAGGCCGTCGCGTGTTTATCGGCTATTCTGACGAACCAGAGTTACAGCCTCAACGGGCGCAGCCTCACCCGCGCCAATCTTGCCGAGGTGAAGGACATGGTGGGGCAGCTTCAAGCCGCGCTCGACATCGCCAACGGAAACACCGCCGAGGTCACTTTCGTTAGCTTTAACTCGGCTAACACTTGGTAATTTATGACGACCCTTGACGTTGCTGGAGTAGTTAAAAGCCGCCCGCAATGGGAGCGGGCAATCGCGTCTGTTGCCCCGTCGTGGGGCTTGAAGCGTATGCAGGCCCGCGTTGCCGCTCACCTTTTCGAGTATCAGGCAGCGCAGGCGAATCGGATTTTCTCGCCCCGCACTAGCGAAGCACCCGCCGAGAGCTCGCAAACCGTGCGGGCGCGTCACACGATGATGTTTGAGGCACGCGACCTCATCGCCAACTTTTCCGCCATTGCTGGAATCCCTGAGAAGTTCGCGCTCTCATGCACGCCGAACGAGTGGAGTCCCGCAACCGGAGATCGCGCCTATGATGGGCAGGTTTCAGACTATTTTCATGCATGGTGCAAGCGCGCAGACGTAACAGGTCGCCACTCGTTCCGCCAACTTGTCGGTATGGCATTGCAGATGCGTCCCGTTGACGGCGACTGCGGCTTTGTCCTTCGCAAGACACGTGACGGCATCCGCCTGCAACTTGTGCCTGCGGACCTCATCGGCAATCCACAGGAAGGCGCGATGCAAAACGACTACATAGACGGCATCGTGTTGGACAAGTTCGGCATACCTGTTGCGTATCGCATTTTCCACCGAGATCGTAACGGCGCATACACCAACCCCGAGGACGTTCCAGCCCGCGCCTTCATTCACTATTTTGACCCGTTCCGCGCCGACCAGTATCGCGGCGTCACCGAGTTTCACGCCGTCATCAATACGGCGCGTATGCTCAAAGGCATCCTTGACGCCGAACAGGTCGGCGTGCGATTCGCGTCGCAGCAGGCGGCGCTGGTTTTTAACGAGCGCGGCTCCGCTTCACCTCGCCAAGCGTTCTCGCCTGCCCCATCAATCACCCTGGAAAATGGCCAACAGCGCAAAGATGAGCTGAGCGACGTTGGCATGATTAAATACTTCAACACCTCCGACAAGGTGGAGGTGATGCCGTCGCGTCCGTCATCTGCTTTCACTGGATTTGTTGACCACCTCATGGACGAGATTGCAATGGGGCTCGGCATCCCTCGCGGCGTGCTGTTTGGCACGCAAGGATACAAGGGGCCGAACGTCCGCGCCGAGTTCGCGCAGGCTGATCGCGTATGGGACCGTCAACGCGGCATCCTGACCGACAAGGTTCTAGACCCAATCAAGAACGAGGTGCTACTCGCAGCGTTTGCGAATGGCGATTTGCCGCTACCAGCAGCGAAAGACGGCGAGACCGCCGCGCAGACTATCCGCCGCGCCATGAAGGGCGAATGGCGTTGGCCTGCACGTATGACGATTGACGTTGGCCGTGAATCCGCAGCGAACCTCAATGAGCATCGCCAAGGCATTAAGAGTGGGCAGCAAATCGCAGCCGAGCAAGGCACGGACTTTGAGAGCGTGCTGGAGCAAAAGGCGATTGAGGCCGCATTGGTGCGCGACCTCTCGACCAAATACGGCGTGCCGGAAACCGCGATCCAGCTAATCACCACCTCGCTCCCTTCCACGCCCGCGGCGGCGGCGGCAAGCGGCGAGAATGTAGGCGCGGCGGCGGCCCAAGCGCAGGTTGATTCCATTGCGTCACCTTCCGCTGACATTGCAGCCGAGTTATCCGCGCTCAATGGCGCGCAAGTCACGGCGGTTCTTTCCATCTTGGAAAACACCCGCGCAGGCGAAGTCACAAGCGCCGATGCCGCCGCGCTTCTGGCGTCCGTAGGCATGGCGAGCGATTCCGCGCAACGTGTGCTTGCCTCCGTTGCCGCGCTTACGCCTGAGCCTTCCGCCACTACTACCGCAGCGATGCAAGCGCACATCTCCGTCGCCCGTGGCCTCACCACCCGCAACACCGTAGCCGTCCGCAAGCTTGGGAAAGAGGTAGGCGAATCACGGATTTTTAACGACTTGCTCTCTGGTTTCACCGACGCGCAAAAATGAGCCCACAACTAACGAAGATTGCCGAGTGCCTGAGCGAGACCAACGCACGCGAGATCAAGCTGGCGCGCTGTTTGGCCGAGTCACTAAAGCGTATTCAGACACTAGAGGCAGAGGCGAAAAGTGGAGACAAAAAGGCAAAGGCAATTGAGGCCAAGTTCAACGACGCCTTGCGTGCGCTCGCGTCCGAACTGTCAAAGCAGACTACCGACAGCGCGGAGGAAATTAGCCGCAAGATGACGGAAATTACAGCAGAGTTTCCCGCCCAACTCGCCGCGCTCAAAGCCGAGTTCTCCACGCCCGCAGCGCATGAGAACGCGCCAAAACAGTTTAACCCTCGCGGCAACTATTCAGCGGGCGAATCTTACGCGCCGTTTGATTTGGTATCGGCGGGCGGGTCGTCTTACATCGCACTCGTCGAGAACCCCAAGGAGCCGCCGTCTAAGAAGTCGAAGCAATGGATGCTCATTGCGGCGCGTGGTGCGGGTAGCGGCGCTGGCATCGTAAGCGCGGCGGAAGTTGTCGGCCTCGGCACCGCAGCCACCCGCAACGTAGGGCAGTTGGCGGGCAACGTGCTGGAGTTGAGCGCAGATTACACGCTCTCACTCGGTAGCGGCGTCGCAAATCAATATGGCGTCATCAGGCTCTACGATGCGGCTGGCAATGGATTCAGTCAGATGACGTTTGATGATAACGCTTTTATTCTCCAAACTGCGTCGGGCGGCTCAATTAATATACAGAGCCCATCAAATCCAGCGGGGCTAATTTCATTTAACGGGGCGGGCATTACAACGACACGCGGATTCACCCTCCCCGACGCATCCGGCACCCTCGCCCTCACCAGCGACCTAAGCACGCTAAACGCCTCCAACCTCACTAGCGGCACGGTTGCGGTTGCACGAGGCGGCACCGGATTAACCGCGCCTGGAAGCACCGGCAACGTGCTCACCTCGAACGGCACATCATGGGTAAGCTCGGCCCCAACAGGCGGAGGCGGCTCCCTTACAATCGGCACCACCGCGATCACGAGCGGCACCACCGGACGCATCCTCTATGAC